GTAATTCGTATAGCTTCTTTAAATTTATTAGTAGTAGGATCTTCCTCCATTATATCTAATGCTTTTCTCTCAGCAAAAGTACGTAAAAACGTATCTCCTGCATCAAAAGTTTGAGCTACTTTATCTTGTAGTATTTGAAGTGCATTTCTGTGCTTGCCTTGAATATCAAGTAATTTTTCTAGAACTGCTAACATCTCAGTTTTACTACTTGCTCCAAATCCGCCTCTTTCACCAAATAGCCTTAATGCAATATCTGTAGCAATTTCAATAAAATAAGTAAACACATCTAGGGCTCTATTAAATAATTTCTCTTCTTTTCGATATTGAAGATGAATTTTAGATGTAGTACCAGAAAGATACTGAACAAAATTCTTATTAGTTACAGCAAATGCTAAAAATTCATCTAATCTCCATTGCTCATTTTCTGGGTTATTAAAAATATAATCATATTGTTTTTTAGCAATTTTATGTTCTGTTAAAGTTGCCTTTCTTCCACCAGGAATAGATTGTAAGAATATTCTTCTATATCCTCCTCGTTCGGAGGTTTCTTTTTTAGTTTGTTGATATAATTTTTCAATTCTACGTTTTAATAAAGGACTTTTAGCTAAAGCAGCAGTAACCAACGCATGTACAGTTTCATGTACATATACTTCCTGCGGCGATTGTGCATTTAACCCTTTAGGCGGTTTCGTGCTAAGTGATACGGTTAATCTATTAGCTAAAGGAGCAAATTCTCCCTCCGTAATACTATCTACTTCCTCCTGGAGAAATTCTATAGAAGTCGCGGAGGTCATTTTATCAGCTATTTTACTAATTATAGATTCTAATTCAGCTGTATGATCATTTTGATCTGCGTCAGATGCATAATAATTACTAGAAGCATTAACCATATCTTTAAATAAAGACATGACATTATCTTTAGTTAAATCTCCAGTGAGTACTTTTACAGGATTAACTTTTTTCCTATCTTTCACAGTTCCTAATGCTTCATTAGCTTTAGGATTTTTATTAAGATCTTTTCTAAAGCTATCTGCTATATTTTCTACTTGCTCATCGGTAAGTAAACTAGATTTATCTAAATTTACTGGTTTAGGTACATCACCTAAATAATGTTCTATTGCCGGGTCTAAAATTGGACTATAACTAGCAGGCGAATCTTTATCCTCAATTTCTTCTAACCCGTCTTCTAAAGCATCATCCGGTTTAGGCATATACAACTGTTGAGAAAATACTCCTCCTCCTGCTTGAGCAGCTTTTTCAATTTCTTTTTCAACAGCCTCTCGAGCTTCTAATATTTCATTTCTGTTATTTTTAATATCAAGTACTAACTTGTTAAAACTTTTTTTCTTATCTTTTTTATTTTTATTTACAAATGCATTATCAAGTGTCCATTCTTCTATTGCACCCATTAAATTAGTGCCTTCTTGTTTATCTTTTAATTTTGTATTTTGTATAACTTCTTCTAGGCGTTCATAAATAGTATTTAGTACGCTAAATTCTCTATTAATAGATAAATAAAGATTATTATAATCAGTAGAAGCTTCTTCTAATATATCTGGACTTCCCATAATTGCGTCATGCAATGGCAATACATCAGGATGATTAGCTAATGTTTGAGTTAATATAGATGAATCTATATTTATAATCATACGAATTAGTGCACTAACTCCTGGCTCTACAAATTGAATTCCTTTTGAAGTTGCTGTAGCTTTGGCATCAGGATTAGTAACTTTATTAAAATCTATAGTAACTCTTCCCGCGTCATTTTTTATATCCGCCCGGATTCTTTTAGTTAAATCAATAAAAGCTCCATCCTCTTGCATAAGAGGACCTTTATATTGCGGAAAGAATTCTAATAACTGTAATTCAATAAGATCTTCTATTTCTTGTTCTGTTAACCCAGGTCTCTTTGCAGGAGTACCATCTTTATTTAAAATAGTTCTCCCATTTTCTTTAATAGTGATCATCTCATCATAAGCTGCATTATAATGAGTTAAGAAAACTGCATGCAGTAATTCTCCCGCTTGCACAGCAGCTTCTCTAGCTTTTTGTGTCCCACCTAGCATGGACGTTAATGCTTTATTTAATCTAGGTAAAAGAACACTAGCTATTGCATCCGTCCCTTTAGTAGAAAATTCTACCTCTTTAGATGTATTACTTTGTATTTTACCTTGTATGGCTTTCGCGTCTTTAAGCGTAACAACTTCTAAGGTAACTAAGTCCGTTAAAAATGGTTGTACGGCGTTCTCTATAAATTTACCTTGAGCAGTTACTCCTTTTTGCTCATTATATTCCCTTTGAAGCATTTCTAAGGATACATATAATTCAGCTTCTATTTCACTTGCTACTCCATCAGCTATACTAGAAGGACCTCCTCCATACATAAAAATAAGAAAAGGATATTTAAGTAATTTACGTGTATTCCCTTCTGCTAAAGGTTTGTATTGTCTAGTTAATGCTTCATTTATTCTATTGTATTTATCATGATCAAATCTGCCATTTTTATTAAAAGTTCCAAAGGGTTTATATATCCATTTTTTATTTTGTAAACCAAAATTATTTTCTTTATAGAATTTCTCAGCAGTATCAGAATTAGCTGCATCTTTTTCTGCAGCTGTTCCTAAATCTTCATAAGCATCTGTTTGATATGGATCGTATGAATCTATTGCTCCAATTGTAGTTCCAGTTTGATTACGTCTTTTTTCATTGTCATCACCATACATAGGAAATTGAAAAACATTTTGGGCAAATCCATTAGATATCCCGTCAATTTCCAAAATAATATCAGAGGAAAAAGATGTTTTTAATGTAGGAACAATGAAAGCACTACCTCGTTCATCTATATCACTTTTAAGCGATATTCCTTCAGCTAATCCTTGTAGTCCTTGTAATATAGAAGAACCATGATCAGGTTGACCAATAATGTTACTATTATGAATAATAGGCAATAATTTAGCTAATTCTTCTACAGGTCCTCTATCATCTCTACTAAGAGATGAATCATATAATCTTGTATTTTTAATACTTTGTATTGCATTAACAGCATCTAAAACATCCTGATTTTCCATTAATACATCGTAAGCTGCTAAAGCAGCTTCAAGATTATTTTTATCTATTTTGAAACCAAAACTAGCTACAACAGCTAATTTAAATTTCCATAATTTCTTTTTAGTATATTTAACAGAGCCATTTGTAGGTCTTACATAATAACGATCAACTCCACTTCCTTGAGGATTAACAGTTCCAGAAGACTTTTGCATAATACGATGTTGATTTTGTAACTCGTATTTAAAGTAAAATTCTTTTAATAAGTTACCTTCTGGATCGTTATAAGCTGCTAATAAACCATCTATTGCATTAATTTTGTCTGCATTAGATGTTTCAAGGGATTCTTTTCTAATTAAATTGGTATCATCATCTATATGCTGTACATCAGCTAATCCATATAGTACATCTCTAAATCCTGCTTGATCTAAAACATTAGCTATACGAAACGCCTCCGTGTTAGTCCAAGAAACATTATGTAATTTACGTAACATATTGTCTACTGTAAGAGGAACTCCTCCTAAAAATCCTTTTACCCTAGTAACAACTTCTTTAAATGGCTTTTGAGCAGGTTTACTAGTATCCCCTTTAAGTTCTATTTTAAGAGTATCTGTTAAATCTTTATGTGCATTTGTGAGATTTTCAGGTAATTTAAAGGGAATATCTTTTTCATTTTCTTTATTTTCTAAATTAATCTTAATATGTTTATATGATTCACCGTGTTCACGAATACGACCTTCTTTATTTATTTTTTTAAATTGCCATTTAGTTTGTTCAATAATAAATCTAGGTTTATCTTCTTTATTATCCCCCCAAATCTGATCTATTTTAGAACTTTTAAGTTTGCCTATACCTCTAACCTTCGCTGTAGTTAAAGAAGTAGGAGAATTACTAGTGGGTCCATGCTCTACTTGTAAAGCCAACATACCTAAAGCTGGTATTAAATTTTTATGGTATACATCCGCTGCTACAGCATCATCTGTTCCAGGGAATAATCTTAATAGACTATTAATATTCTCACCAATAGAATTGGCAGCTCCATTATAATCATGGCCAATAGGTTTTAATTGCGCTTTTTCATCAATTGAAAGAGTAGCATGTCCGCCGTACATAAAAAGCTCTCTATCAAACCCTGTTCTAAATCGAATATTAGTAGGATTTTGATTAATCCAATTTAATGTACCTACCATCATTGCGAATTTCATTTGAGGAGGTATATCTATTTCATTTTTTAATTCGGGATACGATGCGTAAAGAATACGTAAGGGGTGATTAATAGCAGTATTCCCTTGAGGATCAGTAGCATCTTTATAGATAAGATTGTATTTTCTTTCAAATCTAGAATATTCTTTAACTAGTTCTTTAGCTGAAGCTTTTTCTATACCTAAATCAACTAAAGCATACTCTAACTCAATTTCATCTACAAAAGCTTCTACAGGAAGAGTATTAATTCCTTTAAGAATTTCTAAGTCTTTGTTAGATCCAAGAGTTTTAGTTTTTCCTTTTTGTAAAGTATTAGTCGAAATTAAGTCATAAAAGAACTTACCTAAAATTCCAAAGTAATGTTCTAAATTAGAATGTATTCCTGCTTCTTTTCCTGTAATAAAGTTTTCTTTTCTTTTTTCTAATTCTTCTAAAGAAATAATAGATTTTACTCTATCTTGTAATTGATCTATAAAATTTGTAAATACTGTAGATTCTTCCTTTGATTTATCAAGTTTAAGTAAAGTTTTATGAACAGCCCCCAGCATTTTAGCAAACTTACCGGACGGTACTTGAGTCATTTCTTCAGTTTCAGGATCAATTATAGTTACCGTGTCCATTGGAGAAACTATATCTAAATCTTCTTCAGTAAGTACTCCTAATGCTCTAGCTAATTTGTTTAAAGAGGCTACCTCATTAAAATTATTTTTCCAATCGATGTCTTTAATAAGCCCATCATCATGTAATATATCTTTAAATCTTGTAACTGCCTCTTTTAGACTATTAATAGGAGCAGTATCTTCTACAAAATCAATTTCATCTGCCATTAAAACTTCAGAAGCTTGTACAATTTGATCTAGTAAAGTAGTCTCTTTTTTCGGAATACCTAATAGATTACGAATACCTTGAACAAACTCAGACCAAAGAGAAGTTTCTACTTTACCTAATGGAGGCATTGCCTTAAGTATGTCCTGTATATCTGGATCACTTAAAGCAACTGTTATTATTTCTTCTACAGTACTTATAGAAGATATAATATATTTATTATTAGAAACCCGTGTTCGTCCTGCTGCATAATTTAGATAAAAAATAAGAGTTGGAGATATTTTTTCAGGAATTGGCGTTAGTTCGCCTTTAGCATGCTTATCTAGTATAGATCTAAGCGCCTCTGCTATATGCTCAAGTTGATTGACAGCAGCTTTTTGACGAGTACTTACTGGCTTTCTAAAATTATGTCCTACTGCAGCATGAATTAATTCATGTAATAAAGTTCTTTCAGTTAATCCTCCTATAGCTAGATTAATTTCGGTGCCGGTTCTTACTGTCTCCGTTTTATATATTATTTCACCGGTCTCATCAATTTCTTCATAAGATATAGTTTCAACTGTTCCTGAACGGGCGGTACCATAAGCACCCATTCCTGGAGTAAGAAATTGATTATGAAAATATATAGGAAAACCAGTAACTTCTTGTTTTTTAGGAAGAGTACGTTTAACAAAAGCAGCTATATATCTAGTTCTTTTATTAAGACTATGTTCTATTAACCAGTCAATAGCAGTCCAAACGTCACCAAATCTTTCAACTATTCCCTTTGTAAGTACTTCCTGAGATTTCTGTAAATCCGTTCTCGGGTCAGGTAGTCGTTTGCTGGGGCTCTCCTCAGCTTCCAGAGCGAGATCAATAGTACGGCTAAATACTCCAGTAGGTGATTTAGGTATTTGAACCGAGTACTGACTAATTTGATTGTACTTGGCTCGTTCTTCTTTTGTGAGTTGTGAAAGTTCGGTTTTTCCAATACTTTTAAGGTATTCTTGTTTTTGGTTTTTTGAGAAATTTTGGGATAGTAATCCATAGTATCTTCGCCATTTTTCACTATAATAAATGTAAGCAGCATAATTTTCAGTTATATCAAATAAATTATCCTGCATATTTTGCAATTCATCAACCAATGTTTGATAAGACATACTTGGTTTTGTAAGCTCATTAGTATACAGGTTTTTAAATTGTAATTGCACCTCCTCAACTATATAGTCATAGATATTAGCGGCTACTCTCTTTTGGTCAAACTCGATTCCTCTAAAAGAGACTGGTATACTATCTTGTTCATTAAATTTTTCTAAAATTTCTTGAATGTCTTGTAGATACCCTAAAGCATTATCTAAAGTTATTTTTTTAAGCTCTTCCTTAATTTCTTCTGTTAGAGCTGATTCCTGTTTTTCTTCCGCTGTTTCTTGAGTCCACATCCCAACTCCAGGAAGAAGACCCTCATGAGCAGTAACTCGTTTCCATCCTTTACGTGTTAAATATTTTGCTAAAGCTTCTTCTCCAATATTATAACCAGTTTTGCTCAAATGCTCTTTTGTATCCATAACAATAGAAGCACCTGCTTCCATTGCTTTAGCAAGATTTTCATATACATCTAATAATTTATCATCCTCTCCTGATTCATCTTCACCAAATATAACTGGATTTACTGCCCCTGCTCTTCTTCCATTAGAAGCTACAAAAACAACATCATCTGCAGTATATTCTCCAGTATTAGCTAATCCCTCCGCCTCATACATCTGCTCATATAACCTACTTGATGATCCTTCTACACCAGTTCCAATAAACTGAGTAGCAATTTGAGCTTTAGCTTGTTCTTTTGGAATATGCTTTTCAGCTTTAGGATTGAATTTTTCTACTAAAAATTTAAGTATAATAGGCATTTGAAATGCTAAAGAAAACTTTCTTTCTTTACGCGCCTTTAACAGCTTTTCAAGATATTTTTTATCTTGATTTGTTTTGTTACGTTTCCAACGTAGCTCAACAATTTTTTCAAGAAGTTTTTGATTATCTTCAGGGATTGACTGATCTTGTTCTTTAGATTTTGATTTCTTTTCAGCTATTCTATTTGCTAATACATCCGCATGACTTCTATCACTACTCTTAAGACGAGTATTTTTAAAATAAATTAGATCTCTTGTATCAAATAAATTCCCATCAATTTGTTCAAGAATCCAATCTCTACGATCATCTAATTTTTTTCGTTCTTTCTCTGATATATCTTTATGATAAACATCTTTAAGATTTAACCAATCTTCATATTTTTTAACAGCTGCTTGTGTATCCCCCTTAGTATTAAAAGGAGTCCCTTTAAAAAAATCAGCTGACCAAGGATTTCCAAAATGTTTATCAGAAGTTAAACCTTTAGGATTACTTCCTAGCGGGAGAGTATCCCCTTTATTAACTCGCAATGTATAAACTGAAATATCAGGATTTTCCTTAGCAAATTTTTTAGCCTCTTTCCAGTCATCAATAATTCGAACTACGCCACCAACTATGTTTTTCCATATTATTGAATCTTTCTTTTTACCCTTCTTACCTTTTTTCTTTTTATCTTGTTGGCGTTTATTCCATTGTAATGAAGCGTGACTAATTAATGCTTCAGTTTGAAGTATCTTAGTTTTATCTTTACTAGCTTTATCTTTTTTTAATTGATTTGTTTGTTCTTTAATATATGTTCGTAATTCATCATCTGTTTTACTATCAATTTTATCTCTAGTTTCTTTGTCTAGAATTAAAGCTTTCTTCTTTTTAAATTTAGATTTACTTAATTGTTCTTTTTTCTTTCTTAATTCCTCTCGCTTGAGCCGAAGCGAAGCTTCGGCCCGCTCGTAAGAAGTTCCTTCAAATGCAGTAAGAACCTCTAGAAATTTTTCACCATAAGCTACTTCAGCTTCAACTTTTTCAATTAATTTAGCAGAATTATAATTAAATCCTTTAGTTCCTTTAGTAATAATTGCATTTACATATTTACCGTTTTTACGTTCGGCAAGATATTCTTCACGAGTCATTACTTCTTCGGTATAAGTCATTTCCCGGTTATCGCCTACTGTTCCACGAATGACATATATCTTTCCGTCAGCTCTAGGACCCTTTTTAAATGCACTTTGAAATTTATCTCTTTTCTTTCGTAGATTATCTACATGTGTTTTCATCCTACCTAGCTGATTACTAACTGCAGCTCTATCTAAAACAGCATCTTTAGCAGCAGCTACAATTTCTACAATTCTGTCATAGTAAGTATTAATACCAGTCCATCTAGTACTAACACCTTCTTCTATGTCGGTATGAACCTCTTGTAAAGTTTTCCCTGTTTTTCCTTCTGCTTTATCTAGTTCTTCTAATTTCTTTTTTTCTGCTCTTCTATCTAACTCAGCAGTAATGAGTGCTTCGTCTGCTTCATTTTTATCTTTTTTAGCTGTCTCAAGTGCTTTTCTTAATAAAGTTTCTGATTTAGTAGTTACATTTCTAATACTACCTAAAGTACCTTCTTCACTTCTAGGCTGCGTTCCTAAAATCCTATCTGTTATTCTAGTTAATGTTTCTTCTTGAAAAGAACTTAGTTCCCTAGTTTTTTGTAATTGAGCAATACGATCAATAACTTCACTAATTTCTGCAGGATCTGTATCAGGATTTGTAATCTTTTTAAGATCTATAGATTTAATAAAGTCTTTAAACTCTTTATCTTCTATAGGTTCATAACTTAATTCGTCTTGCTGCTTTGTAGGTTGTGTTTTGAAGACTCTTTTAACACGAGTAATAAAAGGATCTAATTCCTTTTGAAGAGTGTCTTTTTCATCAAGGAGTCGTTTTACTTTTCTACCAGTAAATCCAGGGGTATTTCTTATTTTATCTATTTCTTCATCTATTTCTTTTATTCGAGCTTCTTTTCCCTCTTTAGTTTTAAGAGTCTTTTGTTTTTTCTCTCTAGTTAAAATAGCTTCTTTTGTTTTTTCTAATAATTTTACATAATTACTTTGTTCTTTTTCTGTTAATTTAGTATCTAATCTATCTTTAATATCTTTTACTTCTTCTTTTAATTTATTTGTTTCCTTTTCTAAAGTAGCTTCCGCTTTTTCCCTAGCTTTTTGTTCTTCAAATAAAGATAATTGATCTCCAGTTTTATCTTTACTTTCTAAAGATTCTTTAAGAAATTCCGCAGTAATATCATCTAATTGAGTTTCTTTAAAATTTTTATCAGTATCTTCAAGAGGCGTAGGGTCTTCAAGTTTTTCTAACAATCTTTCAGAAAGAGCTAATTTTTCGTTAAGATCTCTAGCCTCAGCTCCCTCTTTTAATTGATTATGAAAAGCTGGGTCATCTAAATCACTTAATGTAGTTTCTTTAACTTTATCTATTCGTTCATCTAAATCAATAATTGCTTGTTCTGTTTTACTTGGTTTAAATGGTAGTTTAGCTGCTTCAGTAACAGCACTACCAGCGTACATGGTAGCAATGCCTCCAGGAGTTCCAAATGCTTCTGCAAGCGCATCATACCCAATAGCAATAGGATCAGTAATTTTTCCTTCTAATGCCATTTGTTCTGAAGCTGCAGTACTAGCGCCCGAAATAGCTTCTCCACCTAAAGAACCGGGTATTTTAAGAGTAACTAATCCTGCTATTCTAGCAGTCGTGGACTTAGATGCTGTATCTATAATACGATTAATCCATGGAATTCTCTTTGTAAGTAGTCCTACAGCAGCCATATCACCAAATTTTTCAGCAACAGTACCAATGGCAGACCACATTTTAATTCTTGAAGCCTCTTCCATGGTAGGCTCTTTACCGTACTTAGTTCTAAATTCTTCTATAGCTGCACGACCTCTACCTTTAGCTAAATCAGCTAAAATCATCGTCTGAGCAAAAGGTCCACCAATTGTAAAAGCAACCATCCAAGGAGTACTATCGATACCTTGAGATAATAAAGCACCTGTATAGTTAGTAGCCGCATGCCACATAGCAGCCCAATTACCTTCATTTTCTGCAATAACTTGATAAGCTTCTCTAACTACAGCTTGATCTCGCATGTTATATGGTAATTTTTCTTTAATACCAGCTGCAATTTTACTAAATTTATCAAAACTTTCTTTAGATTCTATTGCGGCTGCATCTAACTGCTGAAGAATTGCAAATTTTGGATTATCTGAAGAAAGGATACCAGTACGATATTGGTCAATTTCTTTTTGAGTTATTGCATCTTTAGCAGGTACTTTAGCTTTATCTAGTAGATCTTGAGTTTCTTTTCCTCTAATTCCTAATCTTAAACGATCTTTTAATTTACTATCATCTTTAGCAAATTCCCTCTGTTTTAATAATTGATTATATGAACTTACTTTCTCTGGTAAAGTAGTCCCTCCTAAAGCCGCAATACTTCCTTGTAAACCAATATCTACAACACTTCTAGCAATACCAGTAGCTTTTCGAGCGACAAAACCCTCTGGAGCATCTTGTCGTATCCCTTGTATATCAGCATCAGACCATGCAGAAAAAGTTCTAGCATCATATTCAGATAAGCCAGGAATAGTTCTACCATCTAATGTAGTTACGGTGTATGTACCGTCTTCATGTTTACGTAATCGTCCTTCATTGCGGACTTCAACAACCGGAGAGGGTTCTGCACGAGTTAACCCAGGAGTAAAGGCAGCTGCTGCTCTTTCTCTGAGTCCTATTTCTATTCTATTTCTATGCTCTTCTTCTATTCTTTTTTTATTAAGAATACTTTTAGCAGCTTGTTTTTTAGCCTCAATAGTAGCAGCTTTTTTATTTAATAAAAGACTATCAAATTTATCATTAAAATTGCCAAGAGGATCTAAAACTGAGGGGGATTCAACGGGGGAAGTAGCTAAAATACTATCAGTTTGAACTTGCTCAGACGACAGTAGATTTGCTATTTCATTTAAATCTCTAGCTAAAGTATCTTTAGAGGAAGCCATTCATTTTTATTTTTAAGAAGGTTTAATAGAAATTATCTAAGTGCTTCCTCAGCAAATCGCTTATACGCTTCTGAAAAAGCTATATCTCCTTCTTTGCCTGGAGGAAAAGTATCCCTTCGAGGAACTGGACCAGAAACAGAGGTAGATCTTTTAAATACACTATCTAAAAAATCCATCCCAGGATCATTTTTAACTTTCTCATCAGCTTTCTTATTTTTCTCACCAGCTTTCTTATTTAAAACCATATCAAAATCAACAACGCTATTTCCATCTGCACTAATTCTTTTACCATCTTTTTTTAATATGTTATTAAGATCTTCTCTAAAAGTATTAAGTGCTTTTTTACTCAACTTACTAGTTGGCTTTTCAGGTATATGCTGTAGAATACCTTCTATTATCTGATAGCCTTTATATTTACTCATATCCGTATTTTGACCATCAGTTACTTCAGGCCAGTAGTAAACATTAGACACCTTATCTTTTCCACCAAATTCCCACTCTACATTGGTAGTAGTCATTAATTCATGCATTGCGATTTTTAAAACACGCTGTCCATCGGCATCTAACTTACCTCCAAACATAGAATCTACTTTTTTGTATGTATCTTTAATTGATTGTTCTAGTTTTTGAGGGTCAGTTAACTTTATTCCGAAATTTGTTTTATCCCCAATTCTAGCCATAATTCGATCCTTAGTATTTTGGAATCGATTACGCCCCTGCTCTATTACTTTCTTTGTGTTTTCTTGTTCTATTCCAAGCTGTCCTTTAAATGTTTCATCCTTTATTTGTTTAGCTTGTCTAGTTCCTTCAGCAGCAAGATCAAAGAAATAATTCATATCTGGAGTTCTGTTCATACGATTCAATCGCATACTATTTCGTGATTTTTCGTCAACATATTTAAACTGTCTTCTTAGTATGTCATCAAGATAGTTCTGAAATTCAAGTTTATTACTTGCTGTATAATCTTTAGGCTGAATTTTTGTAGTATCTCCTCCATAACCTAACATTGTAGCAAATTCTTCCATAACACCTTGCGGCCATAAAGTTTCTAGAACTCGTTTTTGATAAAGACCTAGCCTCATCATTTCTTTTTCTGGAACTGGTTCATCCTGTCCTTTTAATGTTCGAATTCCAGAATCTAAAATATTCTGCATATCTTGTGGACTTTTAGCATTCTCTATATCCCGTATTAGTTCACTAACTTGTTGTGTATGCCTTCTTGCTAATTTTTGTTCAGGTGTTCTAGCTTCTCGCATAGCTTCTTGAGCAAATTGCTCTCTATATTCAGATTCAGACCAAATTCTATTTACATGTGCATCTTGTTCATCACCAGTAGCATTTGGCCAAAGTTTTTTAACTTGAGCACGTATTTTATTTTTAAATCTAGATTGAGCTTTAAGAGAAAGACCTCCTTTTTTAAATGTACCATCAGGTTTTAAAACACCAGCATCTTCATACATTTTTGTTAATGCGGTATCACTATAAAGAGTTACATCTCGATCTTCATTTACCATACGTGAGTATTCTTCCTTTAATAATGTATTATCAACACGATTTCGTTTATTTTTTTCGATTGTGTCACGTAGGTATTTTTCTTTACTGATATTATCAGGCTTAGTAGAAAGAACATTTAATTGCCTAGAAACTATACTATGATTTTTTAATACTCTTTCGCTCTCTTTCAACTGCATTTCAGCTATTTTTAAAGTAGCTGCACTTCTAGCCAAATCATTTTTTAATTTTTGAGCTTCTTGAGGGGCATTTGTTAATGCAAGATTATATTTCCGTAAAGCTTCTTTATGTGCTAATTTAGAATTTTCAAATACCTGTTTAGCATTAGCATCCTGTATTGCCCACAATCCTTGCTCATGTTTAAATCTTTGAACAGATTGTTGAGAATTATTTTCAGCAATATTAATATTATTTCGAATTTCATCTAATTGTAAATCCGTTTTCTCTATTTCTCTTTCTTTAGCTTGTATATTTAATGGAGATATTTGTTCTGCTTCTTCAGTTTTTATTTTTTGTTCTCGTATTTTATAAGGATCTATTTCTATAGCAGTATCTAAAGTGTGCCGTTTTTCATCAATATCTAGTTCCTTTGCTGATAATTCTAAAGGATCCATCTTTAAATCTTGTTTTAATTGTCGTTCAGCTTGCGCGTGTTGATCCGCAGATAGTAATTGTGCTCTTGCTTCTTCTTGTACTTTAAAATCTTGAAGCTGTGCATCTGTTACAGCTTTATTAACTCTATCTAAATTTAACCATCCACTTTCAGCATCAGACACCATTTGATTACGTGTTGCATCATCAGGAGCAGCATTTAGATCTGCAATAAATTGATCTGTCTCAAATTTTCTCTTTGCTTCTGCAGCATCAATTACATTAGTCCCTAATCCTTCAACTGCTTTACCTAATAGATTTCCTGCTCTTTGCTGCGCAAGTAATTCATCACCAAAATCTGGAGCTGATACATTTTTCCACGTAATAGGTGTAGCCATTATATTCTCCTTTAACCTATGCGATTATATGTTAATTCTTTATCTAATTGATAACCACCAGGAGTCATAGTTTTTTGTTTGAATATATTCCTGTCTCTTATTTGATTATTTAGTAAACTTGTTTGATTTTGCATGTTTTCATTAAATGCATCTTTTTTAAAGTTTAATGAATCTTTAGCTACATCTAAACCTTTAATAGCTGCCCAACCTCTAGCTAAATTTCCTATACCACTTAAACCTTGACCAAACATCATTGCTGTAGGCATATTCCAACCAAATCCACCTTTACTTCCCCCACTAGGATCAGCTAGAACCCCAGAATTAGAACTGCCCAAAGAAGGAAACATGTTTTGCCAAAATGATAAATTATCCCCAAAAGGATTACTACTAGAACCATAATCTCGAGGATTAGGATCAGTAGACCAATTATATGCTCCTGAAGTTCCTTTTAACCAACTATCAAACTGATGACCTTCATCTCCATTTATATGCGGCATTATCTACCTCCACTAATAAAATTTTTCATTCTATTCCAAGCATCCATAACATTCTCTTTAGTCCATATATCCGGATAATTGTCATAGACACCAAATCCTTTTCGATCCATCATTTTCTTTTGTACTGGATCATTAGGATCCCATTTATCTATAAGAGGGTTGTTTCTTCTTTTTTCCTCTTGAATCATTTCATCTCTTTTAGCTGTCCAATTTCCAGATCTATCTGTAGGAGCAGCTAATGAATAATTCTTAAAAGCAGGGTCCCAAAGATTTGGTGCATTAGGACCACCTCTATTCCATCTTTCTAATGCTTCTCTTAATTGTTGTTCTTCTAACTGTCGTGGTGATGGTCTAGGACTGCTATAGGGTATTCCTTGTCCAAAAGGAGGTGCATAGTGTTTTCTAGCCATATTACCTCTAGGCATTTGCCCAGATCTTTCAATTTCTTCCCATGTAGGTATTTCATTCCAATTTGGCATAATTCAACTCCTTATAATAAAACGATTTTACTCTTAATTCGTTTAATTGTCTATTAAACATTAAATATAACGGGTTCTGTTTTCATTTTAAAATATGTCTCATATGCATGTTGACTGTTTAATTTTACATCTATTTGTTTTTCATAAGCTAATAGAGTAGCCTCAGCGGTATGGGGGGTTGTTTGAGAACGTATACTACCCCATGTAGATACCATTGCAACCATATTAGGTAAATCAGAACCAACACCCATCATTTCTTCCCATATTTCATTCATTTTTTCTATTGCATTTTCGGAAATATCCTTCCATCTATCCATTTCTTCTTTAAAATCAGCTACATCTTTTTTTAAATCAATTAACATTACTTCGTTAACTCCGGTAAGTGCTGATACAGCTAATTGCCCCATTTGTAAAGGAGTTAGCATAGAAAAACTAGTCGTACTATCAAAAGTAAATCCAGAAGGAGTATCTGCTACAGTGACATCTCCTATCATATCTCCCATATCATCAAACATATTAGTACCAGGAGGCCCTGTATCTCCAGCACTATAACCAATCTTGACATCCCAAGCCATAATTGCAGCAGAAGCTAGAAAATTCAATGCCATAGCTAATGCAGGATCATCTACTACTTCTGTAATAATTGCTTGAATAGCCATCTGAACAATCATTTTAAAAGCCATTTTTGCTATAGCTGGAATTAAAACAGTTTTAATGGCATATAAAGTACCTACTTCAGCTGCTGCAAGTAACGCAGTAAGAAAATCGTCTTCTCCTCCTGTTCCTCCACCAGATGATACCGTAAGATAAACTACAACTATAATTATTATTAGTACTACTAGAGCTGTAAGAAAATCCATTCCAGCATGCTCAATTACTTCATAATGAGCTACATAGATAGAAGCATGCGCTCCAGCTAGGAATAATTTAGCTACTTCATTATGGGATAAATCTTTAACAAAGCTATAAATAAAAGGAGCCATTAAATCTTCTTTAGCCCCTAAATTAAACTTAACTATTTTAAATTTACCTGTATCTCCATCAATAACCTTTAAAGCACCTATAGGTGCATGTACTGTATATGCATCCAATCCAGAGGGCTTACAACAATAGTAAGTTATTGATTGCCCTATAGTTGTCTCAGGGGCTGCAGCTTCTACATATCTTAATACTCCTGATCCATTGTTTTCATATACACCATCAGGAGTTAAATATATGATTGAACTAGTACTACCATCCGCTTCCTGTAGCACTGGACTAGGATTGTTATAAGACAGTCTTTTAGTTACTTGTAACCAATTAGCTGCTTCTGAGGACGTAGTACCAGGATTAGGTACACCATTTCCATCTAAGAAATCCTGTACTTCATCTAAATCATCTGCTTTATATCCTACGTTATATGTTCCTTTACCTGAAGAAACATAATAGTTATATTTCAATAGGTTATTTGAATCAAATCTTGACATATCTGAATAATAAATGCCATTTTCTGTACTACCACTATCTGCATTAATATCAGCTAATGAAGTAAACTGATATGTAATATAAGACCATTGAAAAGCAGACTCATAGTCATCACATCGGACTAAAATATTATTTTGAGGTCTATCATCTCCTGTTGGAGTATTATTATAAATACCTTGTGTTGTGCCTTGAGCAGGGTATAAATTTTCAAACATTCTAAATAAATAAGACATACCTGCTTGAGTAGTATCCCACATACGAACACCAAAATTAATATATGCATGATCTAAATCACCAGCCGCAATTCCTGAATCACTCATAATCGTATCTATAACTTCCTGAGCATCTAAATTTAATATAGCTACTAAATCAGTGATTTGCTGTGCTTTTGTAGTACCAAAAGTACTAAAATTAGCATTATTAATTCTTAATGGTATGGCGGGTAATGCTTGTAAATTAGCATTATCTATTTGAATGGGTTCTTCTATAGTATCTAAATCAGTATATGTTCCAGAGCCTGCTTGATATATAAATAAGTAAATTCTTGAAGGAGTTGAATTTTGATAATACGTTGATACGTAATGTATCTGGGTTGGTTTTGTCGGAGCAGTATAAGGTAAAGTTATAGAAATACCGTTATTTTGATATGCGGGTATACTATAGTCATCCGTAGAAGAATTATAACTAATTGTATTAAGATTTACATACCATCGTTGATCTGCTGTTGCGGAGTCACTCGTTGTTATTTCACTAGTAATATCTACATCAAAATGATTAGTTGAAGGGGTTACTTGAACAGTATCTGCCGCCGGGGTAGTTGGAGATATAGTAATAGTGGCGTTACCTTCTCCTAATCTATTCAGTCCTACATCATATCCTCTATTTTCTTGTAACCAGTACTTAACCCAATCTGATTTAGATAAAGCTCTTAAATAAGCTGTTTCAACTGTACAAGCTACGCCTGTAAGAGTTTGTAAGGCAGCAGTTAATTCATCATAGTCTACAACTAAAATATATGAATCTAAATCAGGGAAATTTTCAAAATAATTTCCCTGATCAATAAAACTGGTAAATTCTTGTATATTAGCTTTAAGACTACGAAATACGAGATGATAAATTAGGTTAGAGCCAACGTCCCTATTACCGATTACCGACTGCATGATAGAACTTTTAATAGGATTTCTTCTATCTACATCTTCAAATAAAGGGTAATTACGAACTTCAAAATACTCAACAATTTGGGTACTTCCACCATCATACCCAAGCACTACCATAATAAGTTGTACAACTAATTCAACTACTTGTACAACGGCTTCAACTATACCAACAACAACATCAATAACTGCCGTAAAAACACTAGCAATAAAACTCATTGCTACTATCCTGTAGGTTCTGCGTTACTAATCTGTGTATTAATATTTCCTGTACCAGTTTCATTAATAGCAGTTACACCTGTAGCAGCTACTCCAGCAGTTGAAATATTAACACTCCATGCATCTAAAATAGTTTTAAGATATTTTTGATCAGCATTCCATTTGAAACCTTTAGCTTGTTCAGCAGATAAAGCAGCTGCTCTACCCATAATACTAGTAGTACTAGGAGCTACTTTAGTTGATTGATCTGTTTGAGCAAATTCAGTAATTTCTTTTTGGAATAATAAACTAGTTTCAGCATTTGTTTTAGCTTGTCCTAGTGTGTAAGCTACTGCCTGTTGTACAGTAGCTTGCATTGCAGTTAAATAAACTGTTGCGTAATCACTGCCAGTAATTCTACCTAAATTATATTGAGCAGATAGATGAGCATTCACTGTCTCCATCATGTCATCAAATATTCCAGTTCCTGTAACTACATTATTAGAATCTGTAGAAACACCAGCAGTTAAATTCGCAATAGTTAAAGGCATTAGTTATCTCCCGTATGAAATGCTGGATTAGCAGCTTGGGCATCTGCTAGTCTTTTTAATTGTTCTTTTGTAAGAGGGTCTAAAACACGTACATTAAATTTTTGTGTAATATAGGGTTCTAATACTTTCTCGCCATTAGGACGAGTAACAGTTTTAAATTTCTGCATTTCAGCATGTCTTATTTGATTATAAATAATATTAGGAACATGCCAGCCTTCCTCGTTATTAAATGGAACAAATTTCTTAATCATTTTTCCATTATTTAAACTAGAAGCTCCTACTGTAAATATAAGTCCTGGATACCCACTCATAAGAGGATCGTTAGGAGTAACTACAATACGAACTAATTTTAATGCTTCCTGTGTACCAGTTAATTCCATTGCTTTAGTAGCTGCAGCTATAGCTGCTTTACTTGCATTAGGATTGCCGCCTTCATATGGACGATCTGTAGCTACTTCTTCATTATCAAAATCCTGCATCATGCTTTCAGGATTTTTTCTTACATCAGCTAAAAGCTCTGCTAGTTTAGCTTGGCCTGTTTTATGGTGAAACGTAACTCCATACTCTTTTAATTCTGCTTTAATTTCTTCGTAACTAAGTTCACTAATTGGTGTTAAAACTTCCATTTCATTCTCCTTTGAGAAACTGTCATTCCTCGAGTTAAAAGAGAAGCCCCCGAGGGCGTAGCCCTCGGGTGGCGTTCCTGTTATTTATACAGCTGCCAAGGCAGTCCAAATAATTCCTAGACGTTCTGGGCGAAGCGCCATAAAACCATAATACCATTTGATGGAGTAGAACCCTACTTCACCGTATGGATCATCCAAAGAAGCTATTTCTTTACCGGGCTTCTTGTGGTTAATGGTAAATTTAACGCTTTTTCCATCAGTCTGGAAACCAATCGTAGTGAAAGCACCATCACCAACAACCAACATTGGGTAGATGTCTGCACCGTTATCACCAGTACCTGCTGTATCAGCAGCAGATGCACCACCGTTTTCGGTGAATTGCATTTCTGGTACTACAACAATTCGGAACTGATCTACTGTTCCAATTTCACCATTCATGATATTTCCAGCATCAGCATACTTTTCAACAGATACGAAAGCAGGCTGGCTGTGAAGATCAGTCATAGCTCGTAGAACAGGAATCAATTCAGAACCAACATACATTACACGACCACCATTAATGGTTTTCGTGTCAACCATTCGAGATCCAGCAATAATCTTTGTTTGCTTAGGAGTTTTATTATCATCCAAAGCAATAGAAAGATTCATTAGATCTCTATAAGTAACAACTTCATCAACGTCTAATTTACTACCTGTCGTTACAGCATTAGTAGAAGAACAGTAGTAAGCTGTGCCGTTAGCAGTTGCATTAGTAATAAGATCTGCCTGAAGCTCCGCTTCAGTCAGCTCATTAGCACCAACAAGAGCTTCCTCAGTAATATGCATCAACAATTCTGAATCAGAATCGAAATCCATTGATTCCTGAGTATACTCCGTAAAGAAACCACGTTTAAGCAATTCACCCTCAATTTGCGTACGAGTGAATCCAACACGGTTAACTCGACCACCGTTTTCACGGAGGGTTGGAATTTTAGATTTAATTGTTCCGGTATCTTTAGAAGAACCGTACAAGTTCTGGTCATTCTCAGCTACTTCACCAGTATTACCAGCGGCAGTTCGAGCAGCAGCTCTATTTGCATAGTTGGTATTTTGAAGAACACCAGAAGAATTCCAGGCAGACCATGTACCAGCAGTTAATGCTGTACCTGCAGCATCAAGTCCTTGGTCACCCGTATTCAATACATCAAGCAATGGAACATATACATCTTGCTTGATTTTTTTACCCATATGTTTCGGCATAGCACGTACATCAGCCAAAGGCATAAAATACTGTTTATCCCGAACAGAAATAAGGGCTTTCTTAAAATAATAATCGGTTCTCGCTTGAGGGCCGATATCTGACGCAGTACCACTAGCAGTGCTAGAAGGTGCGTTATACATGTTTTCGTTAGCCATAATAAATGTCCTGTATTAAATAGTGTTAACTACCGGACAGCATACCTTTTCATAAATTCTTCATCAGAAAGACCTAAAAAATCTTCCTCTTTTGAAGCTTTTTTTGTAGTAGTTTGCTTGACCGGAGCTACTGCTTTTCGTTTTTTATTTCGATCAGCATCAGCTTTTTTATCATTACTTGATACTTTGGACGTTGCTGGATTACCTTCTTGAGTTGGATTAGTTAACAATCCTTGTTTATACATATATTCCGCAATTTGCTTATAAGCTTCTACATCGGGAATTCCAGGAATTTTACCTAAAGTTTTTTCCTGTTGTAAAACTGCATTAACTTTATCAAAAACACCATTACCCATATGGGCATTAATAATACCAATAATTTCTGGATTATCAGAAATTACGGTTTTACTCTGCTGATCCCATTCTTTAGTTAAAACATTAATTGTTTTAGTAAAGGTTTCGGTATCTTTAATTTCATCAAGAACCGCATCTAAATTATATTCTTTATCGCTAAGAGTATAATTAGTAGGTTGATAATCACTAGGAACATCCTTGTCAATATCTAAAGGGTCTATATTACTATCCTGTATAAGCTTGGTGATTGCTTTCGGGTCCTTTCTCGCAAGGTCAATTAAATTATTTAATTTACCTTCATCTAATAGTTCATTCTTTTCAAGCATTTTAACTATCTTTAAATGCGGCTTTAGTTGCGACATTTTCTTTTGATAGTTAGCGCCCATTTGCATTAAGCGCACTATATCATTAGGATCCGTAACTTGCATATCAGTCCCATTGGCTTTAAAAGGACTAGACACCTTTTTATATGCACTTTCGTAATCAAACTCGGTAGTTTCCGGAGTATCCTCCTTTGTTTCTGTTGAGTCTTTCTTACTAGTATCAAGAGATTCTGTAGTATCACTATCCGTAGACGTTTCAGGCTCCGTTTGAGTATCCTCAACTGGTTGGCTTACTTTATCTTCTTCAGTTGTAACTTCAGTTTGCTCTTGTGCATCACTTTCTTCCTCTACATCAGTATCGGAAGTTGCTTCTGTTTCATCAGAATCTTCTGATGAAGTATCCTGAGCTGAATCTTCAAGGGTGGTCTCTGACTCTTCAATAGACTCCTCGGATAAGAATTCAGCTGGATCTTTTTCTAAAAATTCCTGGTCTGATAGACCTAAAGAAGTTTGGCTCATTGAAGTACCTCTTCTTGTAATAATTCTTCACGTGTTTTTTCATGTCCTTCAATAGCTTGATCCATTTCGTCTCCCCGCCGCATAACAGATTCCAGCCAATTTTTAAGAGCGCCTACACCATATATCATATTATCTATTAATTGTTTTTGATCATCATTCATAAAAGAACTTTTAGCCATAACTAATCTAGCAGCCTCTTCTTTAAAATATCCTTCCTCAATAACATCCTTAAATTCTTTACTTTGCATTAATTTAGCACAATTGTCTCGTAAAGCTCTTATTCGTTGAGCCATTTCAATCTGTATTTCGACCTCCTCAATTGGCCTCATATAATCTCCTTATTGTTGTTGTTGTTTAGTTAACGCATCGAATGCTACTTTATCAAGATTAGCTAATCTATCGTGTTCTTTATTTTCCATTTGTTGCTTATGTTTTCTATCATCTGAATCCATCTCTCTAGCATGCGATACTCCTGATTCTTTTTCCATAAAATCAAGATCATCTAAATCAGAAGCACTATGCATACTTCTTGCTTTAGCTTGTTCTGTTGCAGCTTTAGCTTTCTTAAGCTCAACATCTACTGCATTTTCTTGAGCTTTAGCAGATTCATTATTAACTTGAGCTTCAAGTAATGCATTTTCAAGTTGAGCTTTTTGTTGTGCTATAGGATCAGGTTGGGGTTGGTACTCTTCAATGCGTTTAGCTAAGTCAGGCATTTTACGTAATTTAGCTATATCTGCTAGAATCATATAGCTCATTTCAGGAGGCATAGTATTTCCCATAGTCTGTAACATAAAAGCCAATTCACTAGCTTTTTGTTCATCAGCTTCCGCGGTAGAGATATTAAGCTTAATATCGTACTTCCCTCCCAAATCATTTCTATTAATAGCCATAAATTCTTCATTAGTAATGCGAATAATTTCTTCATCATCTAGAAATTCGGCGTTCATAGAAATAATTTTTCTACCAATTTGGGTTAATCCATTAGATAGTCTACGTAAAATACCTAGTTCTCGTTTAGATGTAGCATCTAATGCAGATCTAATTCCAGTAGCCGTAGCTCCTAATGCCTGTCCTGAAATACCTTGTGTAAATGCTTTAACACCTGTTAATGCTTCAGCATCATTATTTTGCATATTTAATACTTCTAAAGCAGATCTAGGAATTTCCGGATAAACTTCCATATGAAAAGCTTGCCTAGGATCTACATTAGCATTAAATTTATAATCATCACCTCGTTCAAATTTACGGGCATTAGTAACATCTAATGCATCTTTTCTAATACCTTGTTGTCCATTAGCACTACGTCCAATAATATCAATAATACCTCGAGTAACCGCTCCTACTATTTTTTGATTATCTTCTATTAATGACGCATCTGGTTCCCCGTAAATATTTTTACGTCTAGGTAAGTATTGAACTAATACAAAAGGTAATTTTTTATCTGGATATGGATTTTCCTCTAATCGTATAAATGTGCTTCCTACCCAAGTAGCTACGAAAGGTTTAACTTCCCCGGTATCATCTATATCCCAATACCCCCAATATTCTCTAGCAATAACCTTTTTTCTAGCTTTATCCTTAAATGTAAAAGAAGTGTCATCTGAATTAACAGCATGGTCTGGTTCAGCTAATACTGACGCACTTTCAAAATTAATATTATCTAAATTTGTATATCTTCCGTCTTTTTTAAGTTCAGATAACGATGTTTCAAAGCTAAATACTGCAAAGTTAGCTTTTTCAATATCTCCTTCACAAGTAGGATCTAAAATAATATTGTTATAATCACAGACATCTAATACTGGATTATTTTTAAGGGTAACTGTTTTTATAGTTTCTTTTACTCCTACTTTTACCTCCTGCATTGCAGGTTGTCCAGTATTAGGATCTACACTCATTTGACCTGTATTTGGGTCCATAACAGGTTGTAATTCCATTACATCTTCATAAACTTTACGTTCTCCTTCTTCAAACTCCCAACCAGTACGTACTATAACTGTACCTTCATCAACAGCTGTTCTTACATATTCATCAACAAATTTAACTTTATCCATACGGCAGTTAAGTTGATAATTAACTACCATTCCATTTTGTATAGCAGATTTCTTATCCTCAAAAGTTTGAGGAGATGTATTAAATAAATCATCAGTAGATAAAAAAGGTTCTGATAAAGCAGCATAACGCCATTCTGCTTGTCTACGCGCTAATTTAGGAACTAATTTAGAACGTCCTTTTTTAGCATTAATTGTCTGTTCACCGTTAAGAACTCTTAACCAATTATCTACTTCTTGAACATGAACATCATGAGCTACTTGAGCTGATTCAAAATCAGCTTTAAGATCTGCTAGTTGAGGCGGATTTTTCCAATCTGGTTGCAAAGTAGATGCATCAGTTTCAACATGATCTACAACTTCATCTGTATTTGTATCGCTCATGTGCTACTCCCGGCTCTTTCTAAATGTTTCTCATAATTACTATATTGTTTTTTAAGAAAACTATCAACCTTATATATCTTAAGGTTATCACTATCACTGTGATAAGTTAAGTAATTATTAAACATACTATGTTGACCTTCTAAGGGAATAGAGCAATATATATCGTCTGCTTGTACAATTTCAGATACAAAATAAGTCCATATTTTAGCAAAATTTAGTTTAGCTTCTACTGTGTCATTAATAAATACTCCAGCTATCATGTAACCATTTAGTTTTCTATCAAATCTATAAAATAAAGCTGCTTCTCCCTCTTGCACTAAACTAGTGTGAGCAAATAACATTATGCCCCTCCAAAATAGTTACCTTTATAATTTCCTTTAAATATTTCTTTATCTGCATCTGCATAAGAGTATGTTTTTGTAGCTTCTTTAGTAACAAATTCTTTAATCTTTTTAACAGTAAAATCACGTTTACTAATAAATTCTTGTATTTTAGCTTCAGAAATACCGAATAAATGGACTATCCATACAAAAAATACCGTTATGCTTAGACTATCCAATTCATCCATATTCAGTTTATCATTAATTGACTCTAATGGCGTATATTCATCAACTTCTAAATCAATTCTACAAAGAGAATTAATAACTTTTAAAAATTCTTGATCTGTAAAATTAAAAGTACTCTGAGCCATAGTATTGAATAATCTATCATTAAATTATATAGTAATGCAAGTAGTACAATACTAATCATTCTATAAGGAGAGCTTTAGTGAAAAATATTATAATACAAGAAGTCGCTGATGTAATAGATACTCCATACAGACGAGCAGGAACTATTGTAGAAACTGTTCTTAAAGAACTTAAACAAGGAATTGTTAATGACGGTAAAGTAACTATTAGAGGATTTGGATCTTTTCACGCTGTAAATAAAAATCAACGATTAGGACGTAATCCTAAAACAGGAAAAGATGCAATCATATCTGCAAGAAGAGTTCCTACATTTAAAGCCTCTAAGTTATTCAAATCTAAGGTAAATAAAGGGGATCCTTACGCCTAATGATTATTTATCCAGTTAAAATCTATAAACCTAATGAACATGGTGAATTAGAATATATAGAAACTGTGTATCCTGATCAACTATCTGAAATTCACTGGGTTAGATTTAATCAAGAAACTGGGCAATTAAATTTAAACAGTCATTACAAGTATACTAGAAATGATGATCCACAAGTGGAAGAGTAGAACACAAGAAGCACTATGTGGCGCTACAGATTATAAAGATGCTATTATTTCACATCATTGGTTACCAGTAACTTGTAAAAAATGTAGAGTACTTAAGAGGCTTAAACCTAAATTAGCTTCAATTAGACGACAAATAGCTTCTTACGAGAAACGATTAAAAGAACTAAAAAGCTTGGAAAAGCGATACCAGGGTGAACTTGGAAATGCATCTAAGTAAATTAATTAGAAAAGTCCTTAATATACTGAGACTTAGCGAAAGACGTAAAAAACCTCAATCCAGGGGATCTGTCCCTTGGGATGAACCTTACGAACGAAGACGTTCTAAACATAAATATAAGGAGTAAGTTATGGGCGATTTAACAGCTAACTTTGATAGAGCAGAATTTGCATGTAAATGTGGCTGCGGTAAAGACGATATTAAGGACGCTTTAGCAGTAAAGGTACAAGCTATAAGGGATCTAGTAAAACGCCCTATACGGATAAATAGCGGGATTAGGTGTGAGCAGCATAATGCTAATACGAAAGCTAAGCCTACATCTAGCCATATAGATGGGTGGGCGGCAGATCTAGGCTATGCTGGATCTGCCGAGAGGTATGAGCTAATAGAAGCCGCCATGGGTGTATTTAATAGGGTGGGAATAGCTAAGACTTTTATACATGTCGATGTAGATCCGAACAAAAGTCCTCGGGTAGTTTGGTTATACTCATAAGCCATATTTTAAATCTAATAAAGTAGACAGTCCGTAAAATGATATTGCCCAAAGTAATGTAGTTATTACAACAATTAGAATAATACCCCATATTCTAGTTAACATAAGCTAACCTATTGTTATTTATAAGGTTTTCTCCTAGGCTTCCTTACTTTAGGTTTTTTAGGAGGTCTTCCTCGTCTAGTTCCGTAAGTTCCTATTCCTCTAGGCATTTGATTTCCTTTTTCTACCAGATGCAGCTAATCGTTGAAATGCTTTTTTACCATGTTTTTTACGACCAATACTAGCTGCTAATGCTGATGGGTCTTTAACTCCTTGACTAGATAATTTCTTTTTTAATGCTTTAAACCTTGCTCCACTTCCTAATTTAGGTTTAGCCATTATTTAGTAAGCCTTTCTGCTTTATCCTTAACCTTATCAGCAATACTCTTATGCTTACTACAGACTTCTTTATATATGTCGTTGTTTCTACTGACCTGAGCTAGGTCTTTACTGACAGATCCAGGAGGATTAGAGGAAAGTAACCATTCTTTAGTTTCTTTATTTAGCTTAACTTCATCATACCAAAGACATTCTTTAGAGTAGTAATCATTAGCATCATAAAAGCCAATAGCGAAATTAGCTGCTGGCGCAGCTAATTCCGATAAGAGTCCTACACTACATCCCGTCAAGAACGTCAGGCATACCAGCCCTGTCACGAACTTTAGCTTTAGCGGCATCAATTTCTTTCTCCACTTCTGCTACAGCAGCCATCCCTTTAGGATGGTTAATGTTATTAAATATATTACCAGCCAACCAATTAAATATAGGCCATACTGTGCTTAATATTGGAATCTTTTGTACAAACTTGTCAGGTAAAGCCCCCGTAATCGCAGTGAAAATGAGGACTACCTGACCAGCGATCTCAAACCACCCCTGCCCTGCAAACATTGAAGCTATATCCATAATTATCTCCGAGTGGATTTAACAGGAAACCAAAAATCTTTATGTCTAACAAATCTTGGACTACTTAGATCTTTAACTAAATAACAATGGTCCTGTGGAGCTTTAAACACCATCTCTTTTTTATGTGTAGGTCGAGTCTTACAAGATGTAAAACTGGCACTATAACTCACTTCTAAACCAGACTTGTGCATGATCTGTATTTGAGTAGGAATTTCATTTACAGACCAGTTTACTAGTGTATACGGAGATGGCACCATAAGTACAATAGTTAAAATAATTTCATTCATTTTTTCTTACGATCTTGCCCCATTTTCCAAGTAGCTGCTCCACCAATACCTACTAAACCCCAAGCTTCATTAGGAAATTGGTGATAGCCTAACATTTGACAAACCATCATGCCTATTCCAATTAACATTAAGGCATAAGTCTTTTGTCCTGGCATTGCTTTGTCGATAAAACCAATAATGGCTTCAATCATGGTGTATCTCCTTTTTTAATGAGATGAGAAACAATCATTTGCATATTACGCTCTAAATGACTGATATCTTCTTTAGTAAGAAGGTTTTTCTCTATATCAGCAACCCGATCACTTAAAGAATCATGGTTGTTAAAAACTCGTTTAGTAACAAATCCGCCTACAACGGCTAGAGCACCAATTAACATCTCATTTAATTTATCCACTAGTGCTCTCCGTTTTCTGTTCGCATCTTTACATCTACCTTCTGTATCTTATCAGATTTTCGTTTTTCCATATCATTAATTCGTAAATGCAAAGATGTTATATCTGATTTAAATTCAGATCGCTCAATAGCTGTTAGACCTAAACTATCAATTTTCTTCTCTATTTCATGTATTTTCCCACTCATGCCTTTAATAGCATCATTTATTTGCCCAGCATCTGCCTTATCCTTTTCTAATGAATCTAATTTACCGGTTAACTTATTAACCATCCATGAACCAATACCAACAAAAAGTACCCATGCATCATGTAATAAGTTCTCCATTCATAACCTGCCTTCATGTTTTAGGAATCCAACAAGCAGTTAATAATATAATGGTTGCCATCATTATAATAAATGCGTGTATATTTATAAGACTACCTTTATCCGGTTCAATAGGAGCTAAACTATCTGGTTTAGCTACTGAAATATCACTTATATTTACAGGTGCTGTTGCCCCTTGAGATGCAGGAGGGAGAATAGCTGACTGATTTAATCCCTGAAATGCAGGAGTTTCTAATGTATTTTGTATATCCATTACTTCTTATAACCTCTATCTTTATGTATATTTAAGAAATGATCTAAAGTAATCTGTTTAAATGTATTAGGCTTCTTGTCTTCCGGCATTAATAATAGATACACTATCAAACTAATAACAAACGATATTAGGAAAATAATAAAAAAATTGGATATAAACTCTCTTATTTGCTTCATTATAGTCATCCATTAGATTCTTGCCCCACTCCAGAATAACAAATAAAAAGTTCCATACAAAACTGCAAAAAATATTAATAATTTAAGATTCATCAGTAATTAACAGCCCATCCATGTAAGTGAGTTTCTTTACCAGTAATAGCAGAACTATCTGTAAAAGTTGTTGACCCATTACTTGTGTCAGAATGTAAAAGCAAGACTGTATTAGAATCAGTTGTAAAAGCAGAAGTGCTTGGGGTGAAATTACTTGTATATCTTGCGTTTGTACTGACCCTGACCTCATCTATATAACCATTCAAATCATAACTAGTTTTTGGACTACCAGCTTCATACATTCTGCCGATATGAAAAACCTTACCAGATGAATTATTACCGTGTGTTCCAAGAGGCTCCATTGTTGCACTTGAACTTATTGTTTCCGCAAGAGCCGCTTCTTCTGTCCCATTAATAAATGCTTTTATTGTCGTTGATGTTGTTCGGGAAACAGCAATATGCACCCATGACCCTGTATCAATAGCAACAGCACCAGCAGTTTCATTTGATATAACACCTGTGCTTAATTTAGTGTGATAACCTAAGTCACCATCACTACTTTGATAAATAACTATCGGCCCTACTGAACTAGACCAATCGCCTATACAGACTAAACATTGCAAAGTCGATACAGTAGATTTGTACCAAAACTCAACAGTCCATAAACTTGTCCCAAAATTAAAATCTGAGTGAGAATCAATACCTAAAAAATCACCTGTGCCGTCACACTTCAAAGAAGAAGCCCCAATTTTATTTTCTGAGGTTGAATGTTGAGCATCACCAAAAGCAGTAATGGTTTTTGTTGTTCCAGTAGAAGCCGCCTGATTAGCCCATACAGCCTTCATCGCAATAGCACTCCCAGCCGAAACGGTTGTGGCTCCTAACTTAACCAGCTTCTTAGTTCCACTATAAGTAGTTGCCGTTCCATAAGAAGCGGCCTCTGTCCAGTTAGTACCGTTATTAGCAGTGAAGTAAACCTCTAAGTCCGTTCCTAGAGTAGCTGTCCCATCTGAATCTTCATACACGATCACCCCCGAAACAGAGGTTCTACTTGATGAAGCCGTTTGTGCATCAGAGATCAATGTGCCTGTAGCATTTACTGTAATTGGGGCTTGTTTAAACTCAACCTCACCATACCAATCACTACCAGATGTGCTTCCACTTACACCCAACAAACGATAATATCTATAAGGAAGCGTATTCCCTGATAAACTAGCCCCATAAGAGTCATACCAAGTCAACCCCGTTGCAACATTCCAAGTAAAACTTGATCCAATGTCTGTCCAAGAAGTACCATCTCCTGAAACCTGCCATTTCCAAGTTCCTTGACTTGCGTTGTAGTTTGAACCCTGTATTCTTGCTCCCGTAATGAGTTGGGCGGTACTAAAAACAAATCTGACTTCTGCATCAGCAACATTATTACTTCCATTAGCCCAGTAAAAAGACTCAGCTGCTGAATGGTTATTATTAAGATCAGTAACTCCATCAACTAAATTCTGCACATCCCCACTTGCTTCGGAGATTGTAGTAGTAACTGTTATCGTACTTGATCTGTCACCTGAAACCCAATCTGGTGTTCCGTATGAAACAGTACTTACATATTCACTCGTAGTATCACGATCTACATTAGTCTCAGTAGTAATTCCTGTATTGTCCTCAAAGCCGTCCACAAAGGAATCTTCTAAATTATACGCTACTCTATTGCCATCAATCGCTTGATGTAGAGCTAATTTTAAAATATCTGATCTAAGACTAGAATCATCATAGCCAGTAACATGCTGAGTTACAGCAGAAGCAGGCACTCTAGCGTCAGCAATATTACCTGTTAATTTAGTAGCATCAAGAGTAGTAATCCTGGCTTCAGGAATAGTACCAGTAGTTATCTTTGTTGCATCTAATTGAGTAGTATCCCTTAAATTATCTGTAACTTTAGTTTGACTCATATATCACCTATTGAAATTTATATCTAATAATCACTACACCAGAACCGCCTGCACCTGTCGCTCTTGTTACACCCGACCTGTCTCCCCAACCCCCGCCTCCACCACCTGTATTAGCTGTACCATTTCCGGGGTTGGCTGAATCTGACCCACCTGAACCTCCTCCAAAAGTTGCAGTTGCTTCTGGGGAAGTATCATAATGTCCACCACCGCCTCCACCAGCCCGACTAACAACCGAACCAGTAATTGAACTATTAAGCCCCACTCCTCCATTACCCGGATTACCACTAGCGGCATTGCTACCTACTGCGCCTGCGCCACCCCCACCGCCTCCACTATGTGCTACATTACCAGCACCGCCCGCATAACCTTGATTAGCAGTACCGGCCCCTCCTGTACCGGCTGTATACCCACTATACCCATCTGATCCACCACCTCCTGATCCTCCCGCTACACCGCCAGGTGTACTTGCACGACCACCTCCACCACCGCCACCGGTTGAAACAATATCTGTAATTGAGGCTTGAGATATGGATGAATCAGAGCCATTTGCACCAGCACCAGTAGAAGATGAAGAAGCCGCACCAGCACCAACGGTAATTGTGTAGCTTACAGCAGTTATAGTTAAAACAGTTTCACTAGCACCTCCACCACCTGAAGATTCTGAAGCATAAGAGTTACGATACCCACCCGCTCCACCGCCACCTGCATAGTCACCACCACCCGCTCCTCCACCAGCAATAACTAGGTATTCAACAGTATCTTCATCTCCTAAAGTCGTAACTTGGAAAGTACCAGAAGAAGTAAAAGTATGAACCTTATAATTCCCATCAGTAGTAATAGTTCCACCAGTAGCTACTGTGGGAGAAAAGGGCTGCTGTCCTATTCCCTCACCTATATTTGTCCAAATATTCGCATCAGTAGTCGCATCAGTACAGCAGTACATCTCGCCTGTGGTAGTTCGTAGCCATAAGCTACCTACTCCACCAGAAGGATTGGTATCCCCTGCTGGCTCGGAGGTACTTTTAGTTATATCACTAGGAAGATTAGTAAGATTAGCACCTGATACAGCAGGGAGAGTAGCAGGGAATCTAGCATCAGCTATTGTTCCAGTTAACTTAGTAGCTGCAACAGTATCTATTTGTGCATCAGTTACGGTACCTGTTAGCTTAGTAGTTGCTACAGTATCTATGGAGTCTGATTTTATTTTACTAGTTGCCATTTATATTCACCTATTGAAATTTATATCTTAGAATTACCACGCCTGATCCACCGTTGCCACCAGCACTAGGACTTCCGTTATTATCACCGCCACCACCACCAGAGCCAGTATTGGTCGTACCGGCCCCTGCAACTTTAGTAGTGTCACTTCCTGTACCACCACCACCAGTTCCTCCAACACAACTTACAGTAGATGAGGCTACTCCCCCACCTCCACCACCAGCCCTTACAACTGCTGATCCAGTTATAGAAGAAGATAAACCATTACCTCCATCACAAGCGTCTGACATACCAGTTCTATCTGTGGCCGCTGTGCCAGCACCCCCTCCTCCACCGCCCCCAGAGCCACTGGGATTACCAGTAGTGGCATAACCACTAGCACCATCATTACCTTGACCAGCAGTACCAGACCCACCATCTGCATGAGTAGTACCTGCTACTGCTCCACCGCCTCCCGACCCTCCATCTGATCCAGCCGTAGGAGGCGAACCGTATGTTCCACCTCCTCCACCACCTACAGGAGAAATAGAAGAAAAAGTTGATACTGAACCATTAGCCCCTTGTGTAGCACTACCCTGTGCGCCACCAGCACCACCAGCACCGACAACAATCGCATAAGTTTGATTGCTGACTGAAAATCCTGTAGCAGTTAAATAACCACCAGCACCGCCACCTCCACAATAATAATACCCACCGCCTCCTCCACCGCCAGCGATCACTAGGTATTCTACTGGTTGGCCTGATGAAGAAACTACAAAGTTAGCAGAAGATGTAAACGTATGAACCTTGTAGTCACCGTCTGTAGTAATAGTTCCTCCTGTCGCTGTGGTAGGGTTAAAAGGTGCTACATCGCCCGAACCGCTTGCTATATTTGTCCAAACATTCGAGCCAGCCGTTGCATCAGTACAGCAAAACATCTCACCAGAGCTTGTGTTTAAAATAATACTACCTACTCCACCAGAAGGATTTGTACTTATTGTAGGATCAGAACTCTGTTTAGTTATCTCATCTGTACTAAAACCAGTAGCTGTACCGCTATTAGTTATAGTTACCCCGGCAGGGATATTAAAAGTATCCCCCGAATCACCGAGAGTAACAGTATCGGAAGATCCGGTTCCTGGTGTAATCTTATTAGTTATTAGTTCACTCATTATGTATCCTTATTCGCTAGTTTCGTTCTTTCCAGCTTTTAGAATCTTCATCCCAATCATACAATTTCCCATCATCAGGAACAGCACTTGGAGCTTGCCAATCATCATTACTATCTAAAGCCCAAGATGGATAAGGTTGAGGTGCGATGAATTTATCCTTAGCTTTATCATAGGTGTAACCTATACCAGCAAATTGCTTCCTAAAATTATTATTATAGCTAGTCTGAACCCAAAGAAAGGAATCACCTACCGCACCACTGTTAATAAAATTTTGTTCTGCTACTATTACTCTTTGTACTACTCCATCACTATTTATTTCTGCAAAATGACTCATAATTCACCTATTATTGAAATTTATATCTAATAATCACTACACCTGATCCACCAGCACCGGCTGTCCATGTAGAACCACCAGAAGAAGCTTGACCTGTACCACCGCCTCCCCCACCTGTATTAACTGTTCCATCCCCCGCACCTGAAGCGGCTGCTCCTGCACCACCACCTCCAGTACCGGCATTACCACCGCCACCACGATAAGCACCACCTCCTCCACCTGCTCTAGTAACAGCAGAACCAGTAATACTTGAACTTGTACCGTTACCTCCATCATCTGAACTTCCAGCAGCACTCGCTCCACCGCCACCACCAGATCGGTAAGGACTACCGCCTACTGCGGCTGCTCCATCATTACCCTGAGAAGGAGAAGTAGCTGGGGTGTTACCAGAACCACCAGCACCAGCACTATTACCAGTTGTTGCGTCAGTAGAACCACCGCCACCAGAACCACCTGATCCACCAGCCTGACCAACACCAGTTCCAATATCTTGAGAACCTTTACCACCGCCCGTTGATGTAATAGAACCAAATACTGAGTCAGACCCGTTAGTTGCAAGTGTCGCACCGCTATCTGGCCCAACACCAGCACCACCACCGGCTCCAACGGTAACTGTGTATGCTTGTGCGGATACAGAAAAACCCGTAGCTGTACGATAGCCACCGGCCCCTCCTCCACCACCACCAACATCACCACGACCAATACCGCCACCTCCACCACCAGCAACAACAAGGTATTCTACTTCAGAGTTAAGAACATCTGCTATATCCTGAATTTCAAAAGTACCAGAAGAAGTAAATGTATGAACTTTGTAATCACCATCTGTGGTTATAGTCCCTCCACTTGGAGGTAAAAGAGGTATATTACCTGTACCAGCACCTATATTAGTCCAGACGTTATTGTTTGTAGTAGCGTCAGTGCAACAGTACATCTCACCAGTAGTTGTTCGTAGCCATAAAGTACCCACGCCACCAGAGGGATTAGTTGTTGCAGTAGGATCGGATGTGCTTTTAGTTATTTCATCAGCAGTTGCAGGAGTAGGACCAACTGTAGTCCAAACATTCGCATTATTAGTAGCATCAGTACAGGTAAATATCTTACCTGATG